TCACGCGCTGACATTCGTAAAATTTTCAGTGTTTTCTCCCCCTTTATTTCTGTGTTTTCTTTCAATTAATTCACGCATATATTCACTGCCGTCATACAGTGTTATTTTAATTTTGTCATCATATACAGTAACATCATAAACGAAGTTGCGGATAAACGAATCTGGCAATTTTTCTGGCGATTCAAATTTTGACGCTAAAACTTTTCGCAAATTTACTATTCTTTCATCTTGTTTTCGCGTTATTTCCTCGACGCCAAAAGCTCCTACCTGTTTACGTTCTAAGTCTGCAATCTGTGAATCGATCTCTTCTTTCTTTGTTTTATACTCATATTTATTCAGAACGCCATCGACGTACAAATCAAGAATTTTTTCCGTTTTTTGCCTAAGGGACCGAACCCGTTGCTCAATATTTTCACTGAAAAGAGTTGGAGCATTTCTTTGTGTGACAAGTTTGATGTTTGCAATCACAGCTTCAATCGCATCTTTTTCATTGTTTAAAGCTTCAAAAATACATGTCTTAATAATTGGAATGATATCTTCCTCAAACACTGTTCTTGCATTACAGCCACGTTTTGTACTCTTTCCGTACATCTTGTATTTACGACAAATCCAAATTTCATGTTTAATCTTTGACTTCTGTGTAGTATACGATGTATGCCACATTATCTCTCCGCATACTCCGCATCTCATCTTACCACTAAGGCAATATGGACCGGAAAAATGTCCAATGTATACCTCTTTTGCCGCGCCTTTATCTGATTCTATTTTCTTCTTTCGCCTTTCGTTTAGAATATGGTTGGCTTGTTCCCATATTTCTTCCGATACGATCGCTGGTACACCGCCAGGGATCTCCACCCATTCGTCTTCATCTGTAAATGTAGTTTTCTTGGTATAAAAATCCTTATGAGTTTTTCCGCCAACCAATACGCCTTTATATTTCTCATTGCGAATCATACGTTTCAAAACAGAGATTGAAAAGATTGTTCCTGTACTTGATTTGATTCCCATGTCATCTAATTGAGTCACAATTTTGCGAAATCCATTACCAGAGACATAGGATGAAAACACAAATCGCACTATTTCGGCTTCTTTTTCATTGATAAACAATTTTCCGTCTTTTTGATCATATCCCCATAATCGGTTATTGCCATAAACAGTGCCTCCCTTTTGACTTCGTTTGGCTGCTGATAATATCTTCCTACTTAAATCCTTAGAATATTCTTCTGCCATCATTGCCTTGATTCCGGTTATGAGCGCATCATCAGGTGTATAAAATGCATGGTCCAAATAAAGATATAACTTCTTTTTAGTTCTATTTAGACGGTCAACAAACAAATACCAATCTAACACATTACGCATCAAGCGGCTTTGATCCTTAATGACGATGATATCGAATTTATTTTCGAGCATATCTTCAAATAGCCTATTGTATCCCTCTCGCCCATTGCGTGTAGTACCAGACTTCCCCTCGTCATAATAGTGATCGACTAAAACCCAATCTTCATGCGAATTAATGAATGCTTCAAGTTCTTCTCTCTGTTTTTTTAATGCATTTATTTGTTTCTCTTCCTCGGTTGAAACTCTCGCATAATAAACTGCTTTTCTCGTAATACCACCTCCAAAAATTATGTATTTATAGGATAAGATTATTATTTTATTGTTTGTGTATTACGGGACAATTTTTTGGCTTTAACTCTTCACGACAAAATCTATACTCAGATTCTGATATCAATTTTTCATTTAGTAAAAAGTCAAGCAATGATAGCTCGGTTTTATACAAATTATCTTCTGATGTGTTGATCTCTCCTATAACCTTTCCTTTTTTATTTGCCCCGCATTATTTACACGGGACATTTTTTTATAAGTTGTTTTCTTTTAAACTTGAATCTATAATAAACTGCGAACAGTCCTTATATAAAAAACCATATTGTTGAATCCATCAAATAGCCACATAAGAACTGTTCACAGATCAAAATATTAACACAAACTCACTCGGCTAGTAGAACGCTCATTTTCCAGTGCTTCCGAACCCATCGGCACCACGCTCTGTTTTCCCCAATTCGTCAACTTCAACAAATTCTCCATCAAGTGTTTTGATAAAGGCAAGCTGTGCGATCCTATCACCTTTTATAATGTAACGTGTTTCCCCACTGTCGTTGTATACAGGCACCAAATATTCACCAGTATAATCATTGTCACATATCCCCACACAGTTAGCTGGACGAAGCCCTTGCTTCGCAGCTAGGCCGCTTCGAGCGAAAATAAAACCAGCATGGTAAGGCGGCGGCTTGATCGCAATGCCAGTTCCAACTTTTACCGTTTCTCCGGGTTTGATCATTGCGTCTGTAACAGCATAAAGGTCATAAGCATTTGCCCCGTCGGAGCCCTTCGTCGGGATTTTTGCATCCGGGCGCAACTTCTTACAGTAAAATGCGTATTTCATTTTGTTCCTCTTTTCGTTTGTTGTTTTTATTTCTTTATTGATGGCATTCTGTTATCAAGGAGCCTTTGTGCCTAATCGCCAGTGATTGATTTCATTCACAAACCCGCTTTGAAAAAAAGAAGCGGCGTCTGCGACGAAACAGCGAAATAGAACAAAGGAGGAAATGTGTGAATATCATATTCGCAACCTGCAACTTTGGAATATTTGCTTTAATCGTTTTGTTTGTCGTGCTTTTAGCACGACATCTGGCGGTCAGCCAGGTACTCAAAGCTGATCGTGATGAAATCAGTTTTGAAGACAAGTTGTTTGGGTTCACCTTCACCTGCAAGGGTAGACCCAGTCGGCATAAGCCAAAGCGTTGAGGTCATCGACGGCACGGCAGTCTATTTTCTACTGCCGGAATTTTTTTTTGCCAAAGTGAGACTGCAGAATACAATACTCACACATTCCTCTCAAGGAGTAGGTTATTAATTCGGGTGAGTTTTTTTCACGAACCTATCGTTCATGAGGTCACATATCTCACCATTTGCAACTCTAAAAAATTTTTGGTTCGTCGTACTTGAATCAAGGCCACCAAGTGTTTTTATATATGGCCCTATTTTAAGATAATCTAGCAAATGCAAGATCGTTTTAAAGATGCTGACATCTTCTGCACCAGAATAGACACATGTCTTCAGGCCCTGTGCCTTGACTTTTTCCAAAAGAAATTTCAAATCATCCATTGCCTGGTCCCCTCCCATGAAGCACACACAGGTGATGAGGCTGCTATGCTTGTCAAGGAGTTTATCGATATCGTCATCTACAAAATCTCCAAAATCATTTGCAAGATATGAAGAATGGCATTCGCTGCAATGATACGGACAATTTGTTATGTTAATTGCCAAACTAATTTCGCCTGGCACCTCTTGAAACACAATGTCGTATCCAGCATATTTAAGCTTTTGCATAATATCGCTTTTTTGCTTCTTTCTGACGCGCTTCAGAGAAATTTGAAACACGTTTCAAATATCCAATTACGCGCGTCGCGTAATCTATATTTTTGCTTCCACATTTTTCACAGTGGTCAAGATGATGTTTGCTGATGTGGCCACAGTCATTGCAAATTGTATTTGGCACGTTTACTGTCCAATAAGAACAACCGGTTTTAATTGCCACCTTCATCAGGTGTTTGTACTGCTCCTTAGAAAGGTGTTCATCTAAATTAAGATGAAGCGCCGCGCCTCCATCCAAGTTTCCTGTCATCGTTTTACCATGCAGAATGAACTTGTCAATCGGAGTTGTGTCAACATCATCCACTAAATAGAAATAACTATTGTAACATTCTCTGGGAGAGAAATACCCATCCTCTTTGTCCCATTTAGAGTTTTTCACCCCAAGGTTTTCAGCCGGCACATATTCCGTGTTGAACATAACATCGGATGTACGCGCGGCTTTATTTTTCTGATAAATCACAGACAACAATTCGTTTACAAAATTACAGTACTCTTTGTCGTCGGGGCTGATACTGTACCCAAGGTATTCAGCTCCCTCTACAAGTCCATTAATTCCGATTGTCAAGAACTGCTTTTCCAGAGATATATAGCCAGCGTCATATACCGGCAGCAAATTCGCATTAAACGAGTCCTGCAACAACGCATCGTATGCCAGCAAATACTTGTGGATATCATCGACCTGTTCAGAAAGAGCAACCTTGATGTCCTTATCGTTTCTTACTGCATTTTGGATGAGACGGTTCATATTGATTGTAATGACACATTTAGAGCCAGTTGATACACCCCCAGCACCAAGGGTAAATGAAAATGTATTATCTTGCAGTTCATTTCTCAGCCGACAGCATGACGCCAACGAATCAACGCTATTACTATGATAATTGAAGAAGCTGTGCCCTTCCGAAAGCATCTCGGCTGCAAAGTCAGCCCATTCTGTGTCAACATAGTCTTCTCCGTCGTCCAATAGATTTAGCGTCTCAACAGGGAATGTGAGTATCTGTTTGCACCTTTCTTTATTGAACCATTTCATGAATCGTTTTTGCAACCATGAAACAGAGTCCCACTTCATTGTACTTCCATCCGGAAATACAAAATTTTCAAAGAGGCCATTAAAATATGGCTTATCAAAATATGCAATATTCCAAAATATACTCTGAAAACTCCTCGCTGCCGCAGGCTGATTCAACGAATAAACGATCTGTTCAAACTTGTCGCAAATCACCTTGTCAATTGTCCTTCTGCGCGAAGAAAGATCCACTACCGTGTCTGCGTGCAGATAATAATCGTCGCCATATTCTTTGCGCACAAAATAATCCATATAGGACAAGAACTCTGGCGTAGAAACCGCGCCTGCAAATTGCGATGCAATCGCAAAACACAAATTGATGAATGATCCAGCAAATGAATCAAGATTGTGCGGCGCGCCACTTCCGCCTCCCAGATTACGCAGCCCGTCGAACAGGAATGGATACATTGTAATGCTTACGCAATACGGAAGTAACGGATTTGTTTCATCATGCTTATAAATCTCGTGATTTTCCAGTTGATCAATGTACCGTTCCGCATATTTTTCACCAAACATTTCTGCCAGCTTCTGATACATCCGCAATCGATTAATGCCAATACCGTCTTTTTTATACAACTCACCAGTAAGTGTCGTAACATTTTTATTTTCAACATTTGCATTAGCATCCACTTTACTACCTGAAGCAGCATTCAAAGAACAACTGTATTCTTTGATATAGTCAAGATATGGTTGATATCTTCTTAATTCCTTTTTGTAGTTCATGCCTCTATTCCCTTTACCCATTGAAATGCGCTCTTAAAGTCCATTATATTGCCATCAACTTCAAGACACGGTACAGACATAATCCCCTTGCTGTTCATTACATCTATGTCATTACACTCTTCGTATTCAATTTTCGCTCGAGTCATCATATTTTCAAGTATCCGACATTGGGGACAACGCGTTGAGTAAAACACGATCTTCATTTTTCACCACCACCTTTCAGTCTATTGATCTCATAATCTATATAAAACCTAGCCTTTTCAAGATCCTCTACGGTTTTAGACGGATCTTTGCGGCCGGCGCGGGCTATGTATTTTATCGCATTACCAAGCTGAAAGTTCAGCCTCCAATCATTTATTACATCCATGACTTCGTACTTTCCAATATTGTAATGAGACGGGTGCTCTACTGTATTACTCAGCCCTGTACACTCCCTTCAGTGTAAGATGTCTGCCGCAGCTCTTATGTTCTGGACAGAACGGATAATCCACATGCGTTTCGCACTTTGGACGAAGCATTTCATCCGCCTGCGGCATGACATCCACAATAAGCTTGCGCATTTCTTTTGCTACCTCTCTGATTTCCCACTGCGCACGATTGCAAAGACGTTCGCGCATGAAGTTAATCAAGCTTCTCAGATTCATTGTCACATAGATCGTAGTGACACAGGCATTGGGTAAAATATAACGCGCATCCTCCGCAGGCCTGCCCATGCTGTTTTTTAAATGCACATATTCATCCAGTGCATTTTCAATTGAGTCATGATACGATGACAGTTCGATTGAAGGAGGAGTTACATATTCAAATCCATCCTCGTCGCAATACCGTTGACTGCGCTGAGAATAGCTCGCCATACGATGGCGCACAAGCTGATGACTACACGCACGCGATATACCGCTAATTTTAAAAGTAAAACTCGCATGCTCAAGCACGCTGTGGTGCCCGCTGCGGTAACACTGCATTACAAGCTTACATTCTCTAGTCGGTGTACTGTCATAACAAACACTGGCTGCCTGTTCAATAACCCATGCTGGGTCTGGTGTGTGTGCAACAAGTTCGACTTCCAATTACCGTCTCTCCTTTTCTGTTTTTTCTTTTCCGGACATATCGTTTCCAGCTTCAATTTTGCTTCCAGGCAGTTCACTCCCGGGATAATAGTCTTTCAAAATTTCCGGATCTACTTTGTATGTATGAACTTTGCCACATTCAGAATCATATCTTTGAACTATCCGATTGACTTCGGCTTTGGCTCGCTCTTTTCTATACAGTTCTCTACTTAAATTCAAACGACCTTATTTCTCCTCCTCCATTATCTGTAATCAAAAACTGGTGTTCTACCAGAATCCAGCTTGTCAAGCGAAGCGTCACTATTTACTCGATAAAAAATATACATCCCAGTAATTTTATTGTAGGTAATAACATGCGTGGGATTATTTTCAAAACCATTCATATAAGTGGTTTGGACAATCTCTTGATTTTTGGGTGTTTTAATTTTCATTGTCTTCATTGCCAAATTCTTCCTCTTCGGAGTCATATTCATAGTAGCCATCACAACCAAGTGTGAGCAAAATATCATCAACTATGTATTTGAAAATGCCCTTGAAATCAACATGTTTACCAGTAGTAGTATAAATTCGCTCTTTCTCATAATCCAAAATCTGATATGCCATCACACCAGCAATAAGCGCTAATAGTATTGCCAGCATACTATTGAAATTCATCAGTAACACCGGATTTTCATAACACAATCATCAAGCGCTTTAAGCCATTCCTCAGAGCTGATTTCTTCAAGATTGTCAATCACACGGCCTTCACCATGAGCAACATCAAAACAAAACAATCCAAAGTCCTCTGTCCAAATCAGTTCGTCTCCGCAAAGCGTAGAATCTGGAGCATCAGCAAAAAATTTGAACGGTGTTTCAAAAGCAATCACATTTACTCTATATTCATTATTCATCACAACTCCAATAACCTTCATATAAGTAATGTGGTCCATTGCTCTCGTATCCTTATAGCACTTTCCAATGTATTTTCTGTTGTTGTTTATTTTTGCGATTTTCTTTTTTTTGAAGTGCGAATCAATCTTCAACGTAAGTTCGTTTCGCGTTTTAACCAATTGATCGATTTCTTCATCTGTCAAATCATGACTCAAAGTCGTATTCATATATTCCCCCATCATAGTTCATATGTAATAAAATCGTGAATACTGCTATCCTCCAGATACCAGTCCATCTTTCTATCGATTTCCTTAATTTCATTTTCCATTTGACTGCACGCACTTTTACTGTCAGTCTTTCGAACTAGCTCAAGAATCAAATCTCGGCGTTCTTTCAATGCGTCATACACCTGTGCAATCGGAATTTCTTTTAACACATTGATTTCAATTGGTTTGCCACAAAACGGGCAGAATTTGATCTCTTGATATTCCTCCCAATCAAACGTATCGCCCCACGAATAATCCACATGCCTGTTAATGAGCACCAAAGTGGGCGTTTCATCTTCAGGCTCAGCAAATTTGATGTCAACATTTTTTGCTCTAACAACTTCCCGGCAACAGGGACGAAATTCCTTAATCTTGATAGTGCGATCCATCGGCATATCTCTTGGAATACACTCTTCATCTGTGTCTATGCTGTAGATCAATACATCAATTTTCAAACTGTAATTAGCTCCTATCTTCTTTATATACAAACTTTCATACTATTTATCATTTTTCTGAAGAATCGGGCGACTCGACTTAAAGAATCCCCCGATCAATGTCATAGCAGCAAAAAACATTGGAAACATTTCAACGGTAAAGCGGTTGGTTGCAAAAGCTATGTTCATACAATTTACTACCCATGAACCAATAGTCACCTTTAAAATCCAACCGGCGAAGTATCCTGATACAAATAAAATGAGCGGTTCAAAAATGCAAAATAACACCAACGCAAAACTCGTCATATAAATTTTAAATTTGATTTTTTCCATAACAAACCTCATTCATCATATTTAATTAGAAACAGCGGATCTACAGCCTTGAAGCTTACTTTTCCATCTTGCGAACGAAAAACAATCCCTTCGCGCAATGTCGAGGCAATCGCACTCTTTCCATGCGCGTATTCAAGCACCTTGTCTACTGTATCCGGAAGAATGTAGCTAGTGTCAATAATTGGAACAAACTTCAAACCATTTGCTTCGCAAATATTCTTGGCGTTCAAAGAACTCATACGCCCTTCTGGAGTGATGATATTAAACACATATAAATCCGGAATCTTAGCTTTGTACTTGTTGCCTTGTACATTGGGGGCAATGCATTCTCCCTGAATGGCAATCCAATCAAAATTCCCGATAAGCTTTCTAAGCACTTTTTCAATGTCGTATCGGTCTGACACGGACCAGTATGAAGAGTTGTCTTTGTTGAACAAACGCAGATTTCGAGAGCAAACCATATATTCAAACTTATCTTTAACGAATGGTATCTTAGATTTGTGCCGTTCAAGGCAAAATGTTCCGCTTTGTCCATCAATTTTTTCCGTAGCAACAAATGGCTGCTTTTCTTTTAGAATAAAAGGAATGTTCTGAATGCGTGTTTCGTCTGTTTTGTGTACGAATGCCGGGAAGGCTTTCGATCCGCGCTTGTCGTAGCGACGCACGAGCTTCCTGAACCATTTGAACCTCATGAGCCATTTTGGATACTTTTTTGAATCAAGCTGCGTTTCACCAAGTGACTTCGGCTCTCTGTCCATGGTAGGTTCATATTGTTTAACACCCATGATGTCTGTAACATCGTCACCAACTTTGTACTCGCTTTCCGGCAGAATACTCAACGGAAAACAAATGCCCTGGCTGATAACGCCGCCCATTTTCATCGTCTTGATTCGGAAGTTCTTATTTCTTAAAAATTCAAACTCGGGCTTCTCAGGTAGTACCGAATCAATTTCACAATAAACACATTTGTCGCCAACCTGAAATTCGTTTTTCTTTACGATAACACTCCATCCATCAATGATCGCAAGCTCAATACGGTTTTTCCCTTCAATTGGATGCAGTGCTGCAATTTCCTTAATACTTGCCAGTGTACGCAAATCGTTAGTCCTCCAATTACATCAATTTAAGCCATGTCTGGCGCGAAATAGAATTATTATTATGAATGCACCTTAGAAACGCTTTCGGCTGCGCAAGCAATAAACAGCGTTCTTTTGAGCGCGTAAGCGCGGTATACAACAAGCAGCTATCCAACAAAATGTAATGTGTGGTATCAATTGCCACAATTACAGTTTTATATCCGCTGCCCTGAGCAAGATGAACCGTAAGAACATATGCGAGTTCCACTTGGCCCATTTCGCTTCTTTTGTATGTAATAAGCTTCTTATCTCCACCGGATGAATACTCAACCGTAAAGCATTGAGTTCTTTCATCACCCTCACCATCTTCAAAAATGCTCGTGACATATCCTGTCTCACCATTGAAGACATTCTTATCATAGTTGTTTTCACGCTGAATGACCTTTGAACCAATGCGAAATGTTTTTGTGCCATAATCGATATGCTCTTTGTGCTCAGATGCCGGCAGCAACTCGTCCTGAATGATTTTGTTCATCACAGTCGTTGAGTTCGGACAATCTTTTTTTCTGGGCACTACGATCACCACATTATCCGCTCCTTCTCTTTCTGCCGTAGAGAGAAACGTTTTGATTGCTATGTTTTGAATGGCCTCATTGCTGTCACGAAACATGTAAACCATATCCTCACGTTTGCCGCTTACAATTTTCAGCTCCGGCTCTTTAATTGGATTTATCCCCATACGAATTTTGTTAGCATCCATCAAAATTCCAGAGTCTAGCGCTTGGCGCATGACCTTTGTAAGCATAAGAATATTGAATACATTCGTTTTATCAAGCACATCACTGAACACATTGCCAGCACCAATCGGAGGGAGCTGCCGATTGTCTCCACACACAATAAGCCTTCCGCCCGGCTTCACAGCTCTGATAAGATCATAGAACAACTCGACATTTACCATTGACGCCTCATCGAGAATAACAACATCAGCCGCAAGCGGATTGTTGTCGTCATGGACAAATGACTTTCCGTTCCACCCAAGCAACCGATGGATCGTAGACGCTTCATGCCCAGTGGCTTCTACGATTCTTTGCGCGGCTTTAGCCGATAAAGCACAACACGACACCATTTTATATTTGTACGCTTTTACAATCGCATTAAGCAATGTGGACTTACCTGTGCCTGCAAATCCGCAAATACACGAAAAGTTACGATTCAAGGCGCTCTTGACCGCCGCACATTGTTCCTCAGTAAAAGTGAAGCCAAGGTCATGTTCTGCTTCACCGACAGCGTCTTCTGCATTAAGATTCCAATCATCGCTGTATGAATCGATTTCCTTCAAAATGTCATAAATGCCTGTCTCCAACTCAAAATACCGCTTCAATCCAACTTTGGCATAATCAAAATGAAGGAGCATTTCATTCTGCTGTTCTTGAGATATCAACCTGCAATATGCGTCCTTGCATTCCGGGATATTATCTTTTGCAGCTTGTTCGAGCACATCAACTGTGACCCAAGTATTGCCATCTGTTTCGGCTGATTCATTCAGGAACCATTTAACGAACGCTATCGCACGCTTAGGCGAATCAATGATTTGTGGATTCAATTTGAGCGCAAGACCATCGACACGCTTAAAGCCAAGCCCTCTGATGCGTGTCATGATATACGGATTATCCAGCAATTGAGCTTTGAGGAGCGATGGATTAGGCTCTCCGGACAATAGCTTTTGAATCATCTTATAACTGACCCCAAGTGGCTGAAGAAGAGAAAGAATATCGGAAATCACATAATTGCTGAGCACCATATCCTTGATACGCTCATATGTTGCGTATCCTATTCCCTTGACGTTCTGCAAATCTACATTATCTGTTCCCTCTATAATTTCATTTACAATATTGGGATAAGCAGAGATAAGAGCATTCGCCTGACTATTAGTCAGTAATGCATGTAAAAACTTTTCCTGTTCTTCCCTCGTAGATGGCCGCTTTGAAATCACCACGTACGGTTTATACTGATAAGATTTATATTTCTTATTGAATACCAATTCCGCTTCAACGTCATACTCCTGGCCGACTGTTAACTGCTGCATATTGCCAGCTAGAATTGACCATTTTGTTTTTTGGGTTGCTTCTTCATCGTCAAAAGGCGAAACCTCGCGCTCGTCAAATTTTGGAATATCATCAGTTGTTGAAAAAACATATACTCCAAAGTCATTGCCATAGTATCGCTGTATCTGAGGGACAATTGTAAATTTTAATCTTTCAGAAATACTTGCTACTCCTTTCCGACACTAAATGTCTGATATTTTTCTATCTTTTAGCCACTGTGTATATGGCTTAATTGCTTTTACTGCCGTAAGCTTTTCATCGCCTCCTTTTTTGCACAGCATTGCCACTTGAGCACCTCTGCTGATAATATCTTCATTCTGTTTGAATTGTGTATGCCAACAAACAACCTCCATCAAACCAAACACAGAGTACATATTCAAAAAAGCGAACTGTTTTCCTGTTCGGTCCTTCTTCTTTTGAACATTGGCAATGATACCTACGATTGTTACATTGGTATCAGGGGCAGCTTCATCATAATCCACATTGATGTACTGATATGCGTATTCGAATGGATTGACGCCAAGAAAAATGGACAACGCCTCAAATTCCCAAAACGCTTCGTTCTGCATATACTTTTCTTCAAACTCATGCATCTCTTTCATGCGTCTTTGTTCCTGACAGGTATAAAATTCAATGCGTTTTCTGCTGTTAAGCAATGCCAGGCGTTCTTCCTTGCCTTTAATCACCGAACAATCAATTCCATATTTATTGAGCATGACTTTATGCGTGTAAATGGTTTTTACCGGTGTGTATTCTTTCTGCTCAAAAAGTGATTGCGCATAACGCTCCAACAACTCACGTTTGTCTTTGCATGGTAACGCGCCGGCTTTTATGAGCGATACCACCACCGCAGTGGACGGAGAAACACGCGTGATAAAATCGTTAAGTCCTGTGAATAACCCATTTGCTTTACGTTCTTCCAGAATCTGTGTCACAACCTTTTCCCCAACCCCTCGGATGGCCTCAAGGCCAAACAGTATCTTAGAGTTATGCACCGTAAAATATCGTTCTGACCGATTGATATTGGGAGGCAATACACTAACGCCAAACGCCTTTGTGTCTATGATGTACTTATTAATTACGCCATAATCATTGCGGTTCTGGTTGAGTAACGCCTTAAAAAAGTATTCCGGGTAGTGCGCTTTCAAATGCGCAGTCTTGAGCGTTAGAATGGAGTAAAGCGCGGAGTGCGATTTATTGAAAAGATATCCGCCTTTTTCTTTGAGATCATCGCTGATTTGTTTTGCAATCCCTTCAGGATATCCGTTTGCAATAATTTCTCCATACAACTTCTCAGACTCTTCTTTTACAAGTTCAATATTCTTTTTGCCGATAGCCTTTCTAAACTTATCCGCTCCTCCGTAACTCCGGCCTCCAAATTTCCTGACAACGTCCATAAGTTGTTCCTGATAAATCAGACAGCCATAAGTCTTTTGCAAAATCGGCTCCATGTCGGGATGGATATAGGTTATTGCTTTTCCGCCGTTTTTACGCTCAATATAGTCTTCAAGGGCACCCATACTATCTGGACGATACAGCGCCAGCACGGCCGAAACATCTTCGAGATTTGTCGGTTTCAACCTCAAAAGCAAATCTCGCATACCGCTGCTTTCAACCTGGAACACGCCATTCGTCCTTGCGCTTGCAAGCAATTCATACATTGCTGTATCATTTGCGAACTCAGGATTGTTTATGCTAAGATCCCATTCTGACAGTCCAATATCTTCCATTGCTTCTTGAACAGCCGCCAAAGTTGCGACGCCAAGTACGTCGAACTTAATGATTCCGATTTCCTCAACCTTTTTCTTATCGACTTGAATGACATGTTCGCCTTTACTTCCAAGTTTCATTGGCATATAATCTGTAATTTTTGTATCAACAATGCCAACTCCGCCGGCATGGATGCTTACGTTGCGCAACCGGCCGGAAATATGAGAAGCTATTCGGAAAAGCTCATTGTATTCACTATAATCATCGAGTAATGATTTATTATTTTCAATACACTCTTCAAACGTCTTGTACGTGAATTTTTTACTTATTCGATCGCAGACGCTATACGGAATGCCAAGTACTTTTCCTACATCTTTGATTGCCACGATAGGGGTTATATACGAATAATTAATGATTTGGCATACGCGGTCTTCACCGTATTTTTGTGTAAGATAATCTATGATGAACTCACGGTTCGAGAAATCACAATCGATATCAGGCATACTTACACGCTCCGGATTCAGGAAGCGTTCGAAAATCAAATCATTTTCAATAGGGTCAAGCTCTGATATTCCAAGCAAAAAATTCACAATAGAGCCGCCGCCAGAACCACGGCCATCTCCTACCGCCTGTCCATTTTCTTTCGCATGTTTAATGAAGTCCCACACGATAAGGAAGTATCCGTCAAACCCCATTTGGTGAATAATTCCAAGTTCATATTCAAGCCGTTTCTCCCTTATTCTTTGTGCGTCGCCGTTGAGCTTATAGAAACCTCTTTGTTTCCATCCTTTCTCCGTAAGATGTTTGAGGTAGGAAAGATTGTCTTCAAATCCATCTGGCAACGGATATGTGGGAAGTTGCGGTGCCTGAAATGGCATATCCACATTTTCTATCATATCAGCAACCTTATTGGTGTTTGCAAGGCCAAGCTTTACGTTCTCCTCTCCAATTTGGGAAGACATAACCTCATAAATCTCAGCTTCTGACTGAATGTAACAGCCATCGTACAGCTCTGTCAGGGTTTCATCGTCGTGGGCAATTTGAACGTGGCGCGCCTGATAGTACAAATCATCCTTCGTCGCAGCATGACTATCCGTAGTAATAACAAACTCAGTGTTTGTTGCCTCAGCCAGTTCTAACACTTTTTGATTGTATCGGCACTGTTCATCTGTATTATGGCTTTGCATTTCAAGAAAGAAATTAGGAAATGCACTTTTGTACTCATCGATATACTGAACACACTGACCATAGTCTGATTCTCTGGCGAGTTTTGATGCCAAACACGCAGACAAAATAATAAGATCATCCGCATACGGTCTTAAATGCGCCAAATCGATTCGCGGTTTAAAATAGAAGCCTTCAAAATTGCTTTGTGTAACAATTTCATTGAGAGCCACTCTACCGCGCTCATTTTTAGCAAGAGCCACAAGATGAAAGTATTTACTATTGCTGTCTTTCACTGACATGTCAAAACATTCATACAGCTCAACACCATAAATCATCTTGATTTCAGGATAATTTTTTTTTAGTTCATCGAAATAAATCCAGCTATATGCATTGCCGTGTTCGGTTATTGCAAATGCATTAAGTCCTACTGACCTTGCTCGTTCGAGATACTCTTGCGGATGTCCGTATCCGTCAAGTACAGAAAATTCAGAATGATTGTGAAGAGAGCTGTACATCACAACACCTCATATTCTATAATGATAAACTGAGGAGTCGCCATGCTCTTATAAACGTTGATCGACGCGCGGCCAACGATATTAATATCAAAGCTTGCCGTTGAATCATATGGCTCGTTGAGTGCCTGATAGATTGGATCTGTTTCATTGCACGAGAATTTGACAAACTCAACTCCGGTTTCCTCGTCTTTCCACTTCAGAGTATTGCTTTGCTTTCCTATAAGTGAAACCTGTTTTTTGTCAAGATGAACACCTTCAACCGCAATGTACGGCTCCTCAACCATTTGTCCCCAACATCTGGACATTCCATCAATTTTCTTGACAAGTGGGAAAGTAAGATCCTGATTGCCAATGATAAAGTCGCACTTATACGACTTCGAGATTGGGCTATCTTTCAATCTCTCATTACACAATTGAATTGCTTTGGGAATGTTTTCTTTTTTGATTTCAACCCCAAAGGCATTTTCATGTCCCATAATGCTCTCAAAGCATCCTGTTGATTCCAAAAACGATTTCAAATTGTCGATTGAACCGTTGTTGATATTTCGCCCAGAGCCACCATACAAGGTCTCATCTTCATTCCGCTTACGAAGGAGCAGACATGGCCGTGTATACTCTTCAGCGATTCGTGTTGCCGTCAGACCAGTGTACGCTTCGTCAAGAAGCCCGGTCACGTTAACAAAAAGAATCTTATTTCCACGCTGGTTGTACCGCTCTATAAAATCGCGAATGGCATCTTGGCCTTGCTTACACGCCTTACTTTGGCGGTTTCTTATGTTAGTAGCAAGACGAACAACTCTTTCACAAATGCTTTCCTCCGTTGCTTCTTTTTCACCGCGTTTCTTATATTTAAAGGTTTCATACTCTCCGAGCAAAGCTCTGAACATAAGTTCCTTTTCTGCCAATTTTCCTGCCCGGATCACCGCGTTAATGGCCGGCACAATGTAGAATTGAATGTCATGTATTGTAGGATCCGCTTTGATTTTAAAACTGTTTTGCTCACACAACTGCTTTATAAGAGGATTTGAAATCAATGCTATACCTTTGTCCGCGATATACTTTGTTTCATAGGAACGCATATCCATCACATCAGCGATATTCCCAATGGCCGCAAGGTCAATATATTTATCTGCAAATGACGTCCACAATTCTTCATCAATCGCCTGCAAAAATTTGTATGTAATTCCCGCGCCGCTAAATTCTTTATTGGTGTATCCGCATGTCTGATTGTTTACAACAATTGCATATGGATTTTCAGTTTCAGCAATATGGTGATCAAGAATTATTACATCTATCCCTGCTTTATTTAATGCCTTACATGGTTCAATATCATTCGTACCAGCGTCAGGGACAATCACCAATCGGGCAGACTTTGGTATTTCAATATCACTTTGAAGGCCATGTTGTTTTCCGCTATGCAGGTGATATGTAATATTTATATCTTTCTTCTGATCTTTTAAATATGAAATCAGCATCGCAGCAGATGTATAACCATCAACATCGCAATCTACGACAACATGAATTTCATCGTCCAAATGACCAAGCAGACAACTAACAGCCACGTCTATGTTTTCAAGATCTTGGTATGGAATCAGGCAGTCACTTTTCAAAGAAAGGTACTCTTTTGGGTTTTCTATGCCTCTATTCTTTAATATTGTAAATTCGATATTCGTAACATCATTTCTGCTTCCAGGAATAAGCTCGTAATCCAGCTCCATGTCACCTACTTTATTCTTTTTATGCACTCTGAAATAAGCCTTTTAAATTTTTTCGGATCGTCGGTTGGACTTTCTTTTTCTTCCAAGATACCTACGGTGTCAATAACAGCATACACGTGTATCTCATCAATAAATCGCCCCGCCAATGTATCAAGCTCTTCTCGCGACACATCTTTATCAAAAAGGAACACGACATCTACACACAAACGTGTGAGCATATCAATTTGCTGTCGAGACACCCTTTTTCCGCCAGTAGCGACTGCATTGCACATGCCCATGCTCCAAAGCTGCATAACGCTTTTTTCTGCTTCCCCTACATAAACTTTATGCGCCCTTTGAATTGCATCGTATGTATGATTGAGACCATATAACACTTTTGATCGATTGGTTGGCTCAATATATAAATACTTCAGTTCTCCATCCTTTTGAGCCTTCCCAAACATCCGGCCTTTCACGCCAACCAGTGTACCGATTTCATCCCGGATTGGGATTGTTATCCGGTTTGTCTGTTCATCATATCCAACCTCAAATTTAGCCTGCGTGCCATAATCAATATTGTCCTTGAAAAACAAATCATTTACATACGGCATGTAATACGAAAGAACATTCTCACTGATTGGACGCAATGGTTTACTGTCATAATCCTTTTCAATATCACCACTAAGTTCAATAATCTCCTGTGCAATTCGTATACTGGCAGGAAGATCGGCGTCAAAATCATGGTAATAATCGATTCCAATCCACTCGCATACCATTTTTATTGATTGAAAGAAGGATTCATCTTTAAAAAATTGCACAAGAGAAAACAAGTCTGAGCCGTTGCCCACCTTTGGTATATCCCTCGTGTAATCTACGACTGAGATAAATTCGTTTTCATATACCGTAATTGCTGATTTATTATCTCCGTCCGGATTCCCGCAGGAATAGTATCCTCCTTTGTGCGTTATGTGGTGGCACCCAAGCTCTTCTAAAACTGTTTCAATTTGATTGTTCTCAAGAATATAATTCTTCAGGTCTTGAACTTCAATAAAAGCTCACCTTCACTTTCTTACAAGCTCTCCGACCTCGATCCATGTGTTCAAGTTTAAATCGACTTCAAACAAAAGATGTGGCTTTGTGCCAAACCTATTTTTATCAACATTGAAGGCATAATACCTTTTATTGGGATTTAAATCATGTCTTGCCGGTTCTCCCCAATCCGTCTCAGAAGCAACATACCCATATTTCGAAAACTTATTTGGCGGTATCTCCTTACATAACAACAATGTATGCAGCACACGCTTCAATCCCTTGCAGTTCGCGATTTGATTGGAGACAAGTTCATCCGGTTCAATATAATTGGCATCGTCAGTAAGCTGAATGGACAAATAGCCAAACATATTCAGTTGTTTGCATATTTCCGTGATCTTAGTAACGCTTACCATCATTGCCGCCCAATCTCCAACTGTCGCGATATCGTTTTTCATGGTATCATAGAAAACGTACTCAATGCCTTGCGTCATACTTGCTTTTCGTATTTCAAATTCAAGAGTTTTATCATCATAAGCCATTGAAACATCCTTGGTAAAAATCAGCCCCTGTGTTTGGTCTTCAATCCATTCAGCAATATGCATGATATCGTTATATTCAGATGACAGCTTTGATACACGCTCGATGTAATGCTCAATCGGCTCTGTGACATCACCCCAATCATCTTTTTCAGGATAAATGAATTCTCCGTTTTTGTCCTTGTAAAGACCTAAAGTGATTTCTCTTTCCTGTTTATTCAGATTGATACCATGCAACTGCTGAAATTCGGGATTGTTTATCACTGTTGTGATAAGTGCATATCGCATTTCTTCTACAGTCATCTCATTGAGCATAACCAGAACCTTTTCCTTACGCACAAGCGTGATATATGCAATGAGTTTTGCCATATATCTGCTTTTGCCCGCATTACTGAGCATACCAACCGCCATAACCGACTTCTTTTTCAGGCCGCGAAAAACATCATTCATAATTGGGAACGGAATTGGCAACCCCATATCGGGAGCTTCCATGCAATGATGCAGCGTATCCTTTATATTGCTGTTTAGTATTTCCGCACTGTCATTCGTCAAAATCACAGTATTAATCCGATCAGCTTTAGAGCGAATCATACGGTAAATATCGGACGCAGTAAACTTTTCGAACAACTTGTGCGACATGATCTTCTCAATATTAAAACCATTTCGCTGGTATTCTCGAAGCAAGGAATACTTTTTCAGTACTTCAAAATAATTTTTAAAATCATCTATAACAGCAAGCTGCATCCAGTCCGCGATTGTTTTCCAACCACGCAAAAGTTTATACTGCGCAAGACGCTCCTGATTTTCGCTCATGAATGTTACTACAACTGTTTTATTCAAAGCCTGAGAGCGTGTCTCGAATATTGTAACTGCGCACTCATAAAAGAAACGTGTGGCTTCATCGAAAAAATCATATTTGCTTTTGATATACTGACTATATTCAACGATAAGATCAGGGTTACGATAAATTGAACCAACAACCATAATTTCATTGGTAATATTCGATACCGTTTCTTCTATTTTCTCACCCCCCCCGAAATTCAAATTTCGTCGAGTACATCAGCAATTGATACGTCGCCTTTGTGGCGATTGGGTTTGTTTGCACGTGGTATAATGTTTTCGTATATAACATTCGCGGACTCTTGCTGTTGTTCTCCCAGAAGGGATTGCTTTTCTTTCCATTCCAAGTAACCATCATATCTGCTCAATAGTATCGCCAAATCATAACTAATGCGTTGTATTGAATCCATACAATTGCCTTTTTGCTTGTTGTATTCATACACGCGATTAAGGTAAGCTTGCTTACGCTGCCACATATCGAGCAAATCTTCAGGAGGGCATGGTTTTTTTAATCCCTCATATTTTCCGCTGTACACACTGGCCAATTTTACATATATGTATTTAGGCATACATGACAAATCATACGTATACAACAAATAGTCTGTAAGCAATCTTTTGGGGTTATCTGAAGTATTTTTCTCCCTATTTCTGCTTCCTGTCGATCTTCGTTTTTGCGTTACACACTTTGCGATTGCTTCACGAGCATCAACGGACATCTTCTCAACAAGCGAATCCACCTCATCCGAAGGCATTCTGCCTCGTTTTCGGCTGAGAAGTCTTTCTTTTTCACATTTGGCATGTAAAAATCGTTTTGTTTTCTCGTCGTAAACGAGGTCCAGAATGTCTAACACAAGATTTATTTCTTCCCCGCAGATTCCGCATTTACGCGTAATCTTCACGACAATCACCCAATATCCTGAACGACTTTAAGGATTTGATGAAGAACCTTAACATCAGAAACCGTACGCATTGCCGTGGGCAAACCTGCGTCAGCAACGGCTTTTTTGGCTTTTTGCTTCAGTACCGGGGACAACGAATTGATCATACCTGTAATTTTGTCTCTCAGCACCTCTGCTTCATTGGTGTTTTCCTCAGGCTCATTTTCATTTTCGCTCTGTTCTACACCAATTTCCTCTGCATATTTACGCTCCTCTGTTTTGATTGCCTCGTGAATAGTGTTCTTAATGACAAATTCTCTATTTCCAGAGGTTTTATCAATCAAATCCTGATAATCGAGCAAAGACGGATCTTCGATATCATCTCCAGCCTTATGAATGCCGGTACGATCTTTCACAACGAAAGCGCGAACCGTCGTATAATCATCTTCGTCACGATACATACGAATACAGGTTTTCGCATTGTAATCCATATTCTTAAAGCCATCAGGAATTTTACGTCCAGTAGCAACAGTGACTTCCTTACCATTGATTTCCTTTGTGATCTTTTCGTCCGTTTCTCGCGCAGTAACGATGTAGTGTTTGCCGGAACCCATCAAATCAAGAATCAATTCCTGTCCTTTAAAATTGACCGTCTGGTAATCCTTAAGTTCCATGCCCGCGCCTTCAATTTTGACGAATTTTTCGTCTCCAGTAAGGCCAGCAGCAGCAGCTTTTACCTTTGCTCTCTTTTTTGAAAACTCAACAATACTTGTTTTTGTGGTAAGATTCAAAACGCTTGCGCCGTCAACCACAATCATATCCGGTCGGAAGGGCTTCCCGTCACTGTCGAGATATACTTCGTCTGTTTCATTTCCATCATCGTCTGGAATGTAAAAATCCTCACCATTCTTGGCCCGTTCAATAAACTCCAAAACTTCTGTAATTGACTGCGTATATGCAATAAGGATATTCCGCATATCAACACCGTTCTCTGCAAGTGTAGGAAGATAATCATCTACGCTACCGCTCTCCGGGTCAAGGTACAGCACTTTGAACGGAGAGCCGTCCGGGTTCTTTAGGTATGCAGATTGCAGCGCCATTGTTGACTTTCCCGTGAACGGATTGCCAAATAGAATCATCTGAATCTTACTCTGAATTGCATTTCCACTTCTAAATCTTGCCAAATTAGTTCCTCCAATAAATTTTTGTGTTATAATATGGGATATAAGTAGCGCTAAGCAAAAGAAATAACCGCGAAGGACGTTTTGTTATGGACTTAAACAACATTAATACCATTCTCACTGGCGTGGAAAGTATTGCCTCAGTCGTTTCCGCTATTGTTGCAGTCATTTCTGCCGTTAGGGCGCACAAGTATGCAAGCATAGCCAAAAATCTAATTTACAATGAAACTTTACGTCTACATGATAATGCACATTTGCAACAAGGCCAAATTCAAAATAACTACATCACAAATGACGAGTCTAAAATACAAGAAATCGCAATAACCGAAGCGCAAAAAGTTACAGCTGGCGCAACATCAAAACTTGCATCCCATATTCCAAAAATGGAATTTGTGGGAGCGGATTTACATGTGTTAACTCCACAATATAAGTCTCATAATATTAGCAACAGCGAAAAAGACTGAACATCCTGCCGCAATTAACGAAACAGTGGCCCAAAAATCAGCTCTTTTCATATCCTCGTTTAGAAATTCAATCAAACTCTCACGGTCCAAATAATCACATTTTTTTGAACTTTTCTTCATATTGCACCTACCTTTTTAGATTACTTTATCTATCATTTATTGGCTCACCACGGCTCATCATCATCCAATTCATCGTTGCTTTCAAGACTCTTGCCCCAGTTGCCACCATTCGAATTAGAACTACCGTAATCGTCTTCAGCTTTTTTTGATGCTGCAATTTTAGCAATTGCCTTGTCAATTTTATCTTCCGAATATTCTTCAGTATCAATTGTCTGAGGATCCGCACCAGTAATCACAAACAAGCGTTGCGTAGGCGAATTTACGCGTTCCATTTTGTTTGCAGTGCCCCAAACACTGGCTTCCTCAACCTCTTCAATATCGCGTTCTACAATAATATCGCCCCAAACTTTGATGGACGAATAAGGCTTAATATTCTTGCGGAATGCAGTAGCCAATTTCGAATCATAGATGACAAACTCTGCATCTTCAATCGACTCATAATTGACAATCTTTGCAGATACCGTAAATTTCGTTTTATCTTCGTTTGGTTCGATCCCGGTAAAAACGATCACCTGAGTAAACTGTGCATTTGGAGTGTAGTCTTCTGCCTCCATGTCAATCGGTCTGCACAAACTTACCTGGGTGGGTACCAAACGAACATTATGCTTATCATTGTATGTACTAAACTCAAGATTTCCCTTTACAAAAACGCTTGCGTCATCTTTCAAGTTCGTGCCAATCTCTTCACATGCATCGAATTCGGTAAGAACTTTTTTGTCGTTGACTTCATTTCCCTTCTTATCAACAATTTTCTTGACACCAACGTTTACGCCAATCATTCGATAGCCTTCTTTATCGAAAGTATACCGATCTTTCCATGCCACTTCCTGTGTGTCCTTTGTAATCCCTTTTGCCTTGTCTTCCCGGCGAGAATAATACACGGACTTACGTTCCATACCATTAAGGTATGTATATACAGAGCTGCCATCTTTGTCGATTTTCACTCCAAAATTAACTGATCGGAATGGTTTCTTGGTGCTCTGTGTAAGCTTATCCTCATAGAAACTATCCTTGTCGGTCCCAGTCACAAGACCAGAAACACTAAACGAACCACGAGTCTGTACCAAATCAATCAAACGAGTTTTTTTCTTTTCTGCCAAGTTGAATCTCCTTTAATAAATTAATTATTTTATGTCAATCATAATCGGCATCGAAATTGATGCTGGTCATGTTCAACAGCTTATACCTATCACAAATTTCAGTTTGATGCATAAGACCTTCTTGTGTCGTCGGATAAAAGTAAAACGTTTTTCCGCCTCGATTCACAGGAACTTTAAACCCAATCAGCTTTCCACATTTTTCGCAAATCAAATTGTCTCCATTCCACTTAGCGTGCTTCCAGCAAACATTATTGAAAATATGTAGCAATATCCAAAACCACCTTGTCACTCTTCGTCCTCCTCTTGTTCCAAACAAATCGTAGTAATCCATTCGCTTTTGCATGAAGGACACAGATTCCAGACTTCATATGGCGGTGAATCGAGGCCGTGACCGTCTATAAATACGGCTGGTTCATCAAATTCGAATCCGCATTTCTCACATTTAAACACTATGCCATAATCTGTCGAAACACACGAAACGGATCATAGACATCGCTGGAATATACAAGTTGACAATGATAATCCTCTTCAAACTTTTTTGCATCTTCATTAAGTTTCTTCAAACGAATCTCTTTTTCATTCTTCAACTTCTGTCGTGCCATGTCTTTCTCATAGCATACCTGAACATGTTCTTGGTACGCTGCATAGTCACCCTCAATTTTCTCATGGCAATACGGACACTCAAAAATCGGCTTCTTCATTTCAAATTTCATTAAACGATTCTCCTCTGTTATGTATTTTGATTTACTGTTAATATTACTTCTATGACATATAAAACTGCTAGACGGCATCACCTTCTGCAAGCGGAGGAATTGTACATTCTTCCGTAAGATATGTAATTAGCTCATCGGTACATTCCGGACAAAGATCTACACTTAATTCATCGCCATCATGCACACTGCCATATCCCAACTGTTGGTGATAAGAAAAACTATATGTGTTTGCATCAATCTCCTTTCCACAACGATTACAAATTACTTTAATAGCCATCTTCTTCCCTCTGATCGTGTAAATTCTTGTTTATTTTTATAATTAACTGTGGTATACTGTTTTTAAAACAACCACAGATTTAAAAGGAGTGTAAATTATGCCTCGTGGAGTCAAAAAAGAAGTCACTTATACCGGAAAGGCTGCAAAGATCAATGAAAAAATCCTGAAGCTCGAAGCCGATTTAAAGGCAGCAAAAGAAGAGTTAAAAGCAGCCTATAAAGAACAGCTCAAGGAGGAAAAACGCGCCGCCAAAGAAGCTGAAAAGGAAAAAAGAGAGAACCTTATTAAAGCCCTCGAAGAAAGCGGAAAATCTACAGAGGAAATCTTGGAATTCCTCAAAGGCTAAAAACTAGTATTTTACGGTCGGCTTTGCCGGCCGTTTTTTTCTTTTGTCAAACAGCTATGCTTTCACCGATTTTCCTCCACACACACATTTTCGGCCTTTCCTACCAGAATGAGCGAATACACACCAACCACAGGCGCAAGCGGAATCTTTGCATGACAGACAGTCGCCATCATGGCAAGCACACTATCATCAACTTCGGCGCTATCATGAATGACAATAGCATCCGCTTCGCCCCGGCGCGTTTTCACACGCACGCGCTGCCCCTTTTTCAAATCCACAGGTGTTTCAAAAAGATATCCACTGCAACTAAAGTCACCTTCATGCCGTACAAGTACAACGTTCGTCATTTCTTTATCTCCTAAATTCATAATAGTCTCTAAAATATGTCCATTCCTCGCAAACGAACCACCGATGCCACCAGCGTTTGAGGCGGCCGCATGCGCGCCGCTTGCAGTACCGGCAAATACCGTTCGCCCTATGGTTCGGAATTGCTTTCATGGTCTGCCTCCTCTGCTGGCTGCTGAAGCCATTTGTATGCATCTTGAATACTCAAAAAATCCGGTATTTTTATAAAACATTCTCGCCTAAATTTTACAGCGCTCAATAAAACCGAAATCTCCTTATCATCCATCGCACGGATGCGGTCGGCGTTGGTGATAATCTCCGGGTCGGTTTCAACACCGTATGTACTTCTTAAAGCAGCACAACCCGAACCACGATACGTCACGGTGCATTTCGCAAACGCCGGGCAGTTCTTACAGCCTTTCACGTGTTTCCCTCCAATCCGCGCCACTCCCAGCAGTCTTTTTTGCCGCACCGTGTGCTCCCCTCATCGGTTTCGTACTTACAAAAAAAGCATTCAGTATAAAAATTATTAGCGTATTTTAAATCATTGACCGCCGCATCCCTCTCCGCCTTGTATCGGTCGCGCTCTGCGGCCACCGTGGCAAGTTCGCCTTTGAGCTTCGTGTTGTCGATTTTTTCAAAGTAGAGTTCTGCGCGCAATTGTTCAATGCGGTCTGCCGCTTCCGCTGTAATGCCTCCATGATTTTGGTATTGAGCGGAGTATGCGTTTAGTCTCTCCACAAGCTCTTTATCTGTCATGCTCTGCCTCCATTTCCTCCAGCGCGGCCTCGGCGGCTTCGCGGGTCAGTTCTGCCGTTTGGCCAATAACTCCATATGTCCCGTGGTTCCCATTATAATTTTGAGCCTTCACCTGCAAAACGCCATCGCGGCCAATGTAGAAACCGTCGCAAACATCTTCCTCATATCCTGTAATTTTATACCGGCCAGTTCCCATAAAAACAGGGTCCCCAATACTGCACGGCAGCACCACAAGCCGCCCCTTTTTCTTCGCCTGCGCCAGCTCCTCCGGCTCCAGCCCGGTTTCCTCGTAGGCAGCGAGGCGGTCAAACGCCTTTGCAATAGGGCAGTCAGTACAACCATTTTCACCTTGATTCCGACACACTTCTCTACACTCTAAATTGTCTGCGCCTTTTACCTGCCAGCAATGTTTATTGCCGACACAAAAATCATAAGTCAATCTCTCCATATCAATCCTCCTACCATCTGCGACCATCAACAGGTTCAAATCGATGCTGGTCGAGCCAATAATGCGGGCATTCTCGGAATCCGTACAAATACGCCAGATAATCTTTTCCTACATTCGCATTCCCGCAGCCAATGCCTCCGCCATACAGGCATGTGGAGCAATTCCGCGGCACTTTTTTAAACTCATGTACTTCTATTTCTCGCATTGTGAACCCTCCCGGTGCTTGCCGCACATGGGGCAGAACTTTGGCTCATAAATACCGACAGTGTGCCACTGATTGCCGCTCAATTCCTCAAACATAATAGCCATAGGCTTTCCGTTACCTGACCTGATCATAATGCGTTT